ACAACGATGATATTATATGTAAATGGATGCAGCCACACAGCGGCTGCCGAGGCTGTGGTGCCTGATTGCTTTGCCGTAGATGATGGCAGATATGGCATTGACCGTAGACCTCATCCAATCAACTTAGAAGCCAGCTGGGGCCGGCACTTGAGCCGAATGCTCAACACTGAATTTTACTGTGACGCTGAAACAGCAGCCAGCAATGACCGCATACTGCGTACCACTAACAATTGGATTCATGAAAACTATTCTCGACTGTATGATACTGTGATGGTGATTCAATGGACCACCTGGGAACGAGAAGAATGGGTGTTTGAGGGCAAGCACTACCAAGTAAATGCCAGTGGTATAGACATGGTGCCGCCAGAGCTTGAATCCAGATATCGTCAGTACATTTTGGACGTTAACTGGACTCAAAAAACAGATGAATGGCACAACAAAATCTGGCACCTGCATTGTCGACTAAAAGATCTCAATGTGCGGCATCTTTTCTACAGCGGCAACAGTACCTTTAGTGATATGCCAAATCAACGAGATTGGCAAAATCACTATATCCACCCTTACTCAACCGAGCACAGTTGGAATGCCATACTAAAAAACAACGGATTTGAGCATGTGAATCCCGAAAGTTATCATTTTGGAGCCAATGGCCATAGATTTTGGTCGGAATATGTGTTACACTACATGAAGCAACACAAACTTCTGGACCGCCCTAATGAAATATCTACTGATTGACACTGCCAACATGTTCTTCCGCGCCCGCCATTCGGCACACAGGGCCAGTGACACATGGACTAAATTGGGCTTTGCACTGCACTTGACCATGATGAGCGCCAACAAAGTAGCTAGACGTTTTGGCGTAGATCACGTGGTTTTCGCACTAGAGGGGCGCTCCTGGCGCAAGGATCACTACAAGCCTTACAAAGCCAATCGCGCTGTGGCCCGTGGTGCCATGAGCGAAACTGAAGCAGAAGAGGACAAACTGTTTTGGGAGACCTATGACGAGCTGACTAAATACTTGTCTGAGAAAACAAATTGTAGCGTGATCCGTTGCGCAACAGCAGAAGCAGACGACATCATAGCCCGCTGGATTGCACTACACCCCCAAGATGAACATATTATTGTCAGCAGTGATTCAGACTTCGTTCAGTTGGTTGCACCAAATGTGCAACTCTACAATGGCATAAACGACCACCTGTTCAGTGTTGATGGCGTAACAGATGCCAAAGGCAACAAATTGAGCTTTACAATCGAAAGCAATTCCAAGATCAAAGTAGGCAAAGCTGATAAAGACTTTGTGGCTCCAACTGACTATCAGAAATGGGTGCTGTTCTTGAAGTGCATGCGTGGCGATCCTGGTGACAATGTGTTTTCGGCTTATCCTGGTGTGCGGGTGAAAGGCACCAAGAACCAAGTTGGACTCACAGAAGCCTTTGAGGATCGTGACAAGAAAGGCTATTCTTGGAACAATCTCATGTTGCAACGTTGGACCGACCATGAACAAGTTGAACACAAGGTGCTAACAGATTATGAACGCAACGTAACGCTGATTGATCTCACAGCACAGCCTCCAGAAGTGAAAGATGTTGTGGATGCTGTGATCTGTGAACAAGTCAGTGCTAAAGACACGGGCATGGTGGGCGCACACTTTCTCAAGTTCTGTGGAAAGTATGAACTTACCAAGCTGAGCGACCAAGCTGAACCAATTGGTCGTTGGCTGAATCAAACATATCAAGGAGTGTTAAAATGATCATAGCAAAACCAGTAATTGACAATCAATACTGGATTCTCAAACAAGACAATCAGAAGATTGGCAACATTGAAGCCAGTGCAGATGGATATGTGGTAAAAATACAAAATCAAATATCCAACTACAAAACCATGCCCATGGTTAGAGAGGTGATTGACATCACTTTTGAACCTTCTGAAACAGTAACACCACCACCCAATGATTCAGTTCACGGCTACGAAACTGGATGCAAAACCTACAATGGATTGTGGAATGTGCGACTAAAGTTGCCACTGTTTACCAAACAAGACAAATCTAAGTCGTGGTTTGCGGCTGGATGGTACACAGTAAAACAACATCGTGCATGGAAAGTAGTGCGTAATCCCAAATTGATTGCACTAGAGCGTTACAAGTATCAAGGACCATTTTACACAAAGGAGCAAGCAAATGAATCCATTTAAAGACCATCAAATGTTTATGTTGGCATCAGGCCAAACTACTGGAATTGAAAACGTCGATCAGTACAAACTTTACTACTCTCTTATCAAAGAAGAAGTGCAAGAGCTTGACGATTCAAGCACTAGAGAAGATGATGTAGATGCGCTTATTGACATCATGGTTGTGACAATTGGCGCTTTATGGTCAATTGGCGTAGATGTAGAAGGTGCATGGAAAGAAGTACACAACAGCAATATGGCCAAAGTAGACGCAGGCACTGGCGTGGTGTTGCGCAGAGAAGATGGAAAAATTCTCAAGCCTGAAGGATGGCAGCCTCCTAATTTGAAACAATACCTGCGATGAGTTTGCATATCAATCGGTTCATTGATTCAATCAAGGCAGCAGAAAGTCGTGGTCAAAAAGACCTAATCATGCCCATGCGTGATGCCAAGGATTTGCACGGCGATATAACCAAACTGTTGTTGGCACTAGAACAATCACGCCAACAACAGGCTGTTCAAAATGAACCAATTGAGGTGGTTTTGTCCGGCGGCGGTTTTAAATCTACATAGTTATTGGGATAAATAAACACGGAGTTTATCTATGTCAAGACCCAAGCCACAGGTGTTAATTGAAATCACCAACAAACAAACCTACAAGACCGAGCAAGTGCTGGCCTCAGAAGGCGTGTGGGCAGTTTTTTATGATAACAAACCGATCAACTTAAAAACGTCAAACATGCTTACCCAATATCCCGGGCCTAAGTATAAAAAAGTCAGTTTCTCTAATCCCGGTCATGCCAAGAATCTAGCTCGCAAACTCAACACGCAATTTCAGACCACAAAGTTTTCAGTAGTGTTATTAACTGCTGGCGATAAAATTTATCCATAATGTTTGATCATCATCCCACTAGACTGGCGTTAGAGTTATCCACGCAGTGTAATAGTGCGTGTATACAATGCAATCGATATCTTGACGATGATCCTGTGTTAGGTATAGTAGAAAATCCTGCGGTACCACAAACTACAATGACACTAAGTGACATTAAAAAATTGTTACCATCTGATTATCTTACCAAAGTCAAATATATTAAACTAACAGGATCGCATGGTGATCCTACTATGGCCCGAGATGCCATACCTATAATGAGTTGGATCAAAGAACAGAATCCCAACATCCTTTTTCAAATGGACAGTAATGGCGGTACTAGAACTGTAACGTGGTGGAGAGACGTTGCTAAGTTTTTCTCTGTAGACACATATCCTTACAACTACTTGACCTTTAGCATAGATGGATTAGAAGACACCAATCACATTTATCGACGTAGGGTAGTTTGGAAAAAAGTCATGCGCAATGCCCGAGCATTTATTGATGCTGGTGGTATAGCATGCTGGGCATTTTTGGTATTTGAACATAACAAACATCAAGTTACAGAAGCACGTAACTTGGCCAAGAAAATGGGGTTCACTTATTTTCAAGTAAAAGTAAGTTCAAGGGAAGCCATACGACCAGTACAATGGTTGACTCCACCCAAGAGTTGGAAGGTAGTCCAGCCTCGAGGCAAAGGCGACATACAGTGCCTACAACTACCTCGCGATGAAATCATGATCACTGCACAAGGATACTTTTTACCCTGTCCTTACATTGCCGAGGCTGCATATGGCCCGACTCGTCCTGATGACGCTACAAAAGAAATACATGAAGTGTTGGGAGACTTTCAACAGTATCACGGCACAAATGGCCTAGATAAAATTTTGCCACTGTATAAAAAAGTAAGTGACCGGTGGGCCACCAACCCCATGAGAGTTTGTAGCACAGAATGTGATGGTACTAACTTGCATCGACTTCAGCAATATCTTAAAATTGAAAGATTAAAAGATGTATGACAACCAGACAGCAGTATACAGAACGATTGCTGGAGTCATTACCCGAAGATGATCGCCCCACACTAGAAGAAGCCTTGCAATCTTGGTGGATGAATTTTAGAGATGGCGGTGGGTTGCGTTTGACCAACGCTGGATTTATGGCATTTGGAACTTGTGATTTAAAAACATACTCATTTGACGTGCCAACTAACTTGCCGGCTATTGCTAGGCATTTGTTGACCTTGGACAAAAAGTTGGATTGTCCTTACTACATTAAAATTGGCAAGAATCCGCAGATTATTTTGTTCGGCAGTCAGCAAGCCATGATGTTGGCCATGTACGGTGATCTAGAAAAGTGGATGACTTTTTTGAATCGGACTTAATTACATGTACTGGAACAATCCCCTAATTGAAGCACAGTGGCCTGGCGCCCAAGATCCTGT